GGACTATGAAGCGTTCGTTCAGAAATATTCCGACTACGACTTTTTGTACTTATCGTATAAAGAGATGGTCGAACCAACTGGCGAGCCGATTAATGAAGACCTGAAAGAAACGGTCTTTAGTTATTGGTGTAATGCGTATTACGTCACTCCGAAGGTTGCTAAGGCTCTTATCAATTACACAGAGTCTAACCCAATTATCCCAGCCGACGAGATTGTCCCTGCCGTTCTTGGCGTACACCGCTGGGAGAACTTAAATCATTGGGATAGCCTTAATCAAAGAGCCGATTTTAAGGTTGCTTCAGCAACGAACTTACTATTCGAACCGAGGGAAGGCGCTTGGGACAACAGCTCAACCGAGACTGATGATTATTGGCACGTCCCGACTCTTCACGTACTGACTTGCGCAACCGACGAGGAGAAAGGGTTTAGGGTACTACCCGATGTCGATCACAACCTTGGTAAAGGGGTTGTTTGGCAGGGTGGTAATATGGCTGAAGGTCCAGGTGGTGGTCAAAAGATTAATCTCATCAAAGACTTTATCTCAGTGTTACCAAAAGACGACCTTGTTCTATTCGTTGATGGGTACGATACCTTCTTTGTAAGAAGTCATGAAGAGATAGTTAAACGCTATAATGATATGGGTTCGAAGATAGTATTTGGGGCAGAGAAAGACCTGTGGCCAGATCAATCGCTACAGTTCCCTGATCAGACAACTTCGTTTAAATACCTAAACTCTGGATGTTTCATCGGTCAAGTTTCAGAGTTACGGAAGTTCTTTAAAGAGCCCGTTCAAAACTCNGAAGATGATCAACTATACGTTCAAAAGCGTTATCTTACTGAGGCGTATGACGTTNCCCTTGATGTTGAGAGTTACCTNTTCTTTAATATGTCCTCGGCTGAAAACAGTTGGCAGTACGATAAAGAAAACGGAGTTCTCAACCTAGAGACCAATTGCTACACCTGCGTCGTACACGGTAACGGCGGTGGTGCTACTAAGGAAGCGTTCGAACGATTGTACAATACGCATACTGGCTATCCCGTCAACCCTGTGTCGTTCGATATACCAGTTCTAGAAGGGCTGTTTACCGAAGATTGGTGTCAGGGTTTGATTGATGCATGCGAAGCCGAAAACAACTGGCATAAGTTACCTAACGATAACTATCCAGGATACGAGATTCGCCTAAACTCAATGAAGAACGATAANTATTATAANGAGTTTANGCAAGTATACGAGCAGACGATTAAACCTTCGTTAGAGAAGTATTGGGTTAAGTTAAACCTAAACCCGATAAGAGACCTGTTTGTTATTAAGTACGACGAAGCTCAACAGACACATTTACCTTTACATCACGATATGTCTAAGGTTACCTGTACTGTTAAACTAAACGACGGTTATACTGGCGGAGAACTAAACTTCCCAAGACAGGGTGTTTCTAATGCTAACTCGAAGGTGGGCGATTGCTTATGCTGGGAAGCTTCGGTTACTCATCCGCATGAAAGTCTTGCTTTGAAGAGCGGTACTAAATATTCGCTCGTATGCTGGACTCAACGATGGGATGAAGAAGGCGAATACTTTGAATCGAACTGATATAAATAGTAGTATTAGCGGATTAATAAAAAGGTAAGGTATGGCATTACATCAAACGATGCAGTCATCTGGTGCAATATCTATCAGTGATTTGAGGCTGGTATTTGGTGTACCAGGTTCGGAGCATTTTAATAGATATGTTCCGGCTACAGTTCCCCTTGCAATGGGGAGCTTCTATGGCGTCACCAACAGTCAGACTGGAAACACCCCTACGGGCGGAGCGATCTCACTTAGTAATTTCTATGGAGCCAAGCCAGGAGCTAGGGTTACTGGTGGATACCGTGAACACGTGGATAACTCTTATCTTCGAGCAAAGGTGCATGGGTACGGTCAAGGATTGACAAGCAACTCATATGGCGTACAATTTGGCAATAATTGGGTTACCCCAGAAAACAACGATTCGGGTCGAGGCAGCGCACTAGGTTCCATATCCTATACTTCGTTCTTCAGTACTGGGCAGTACAATATAAAATTGACTGGTGTTCAGCTCCAATATATGCGGAGTGGTATTTCAAGTTACCCACAAGCCCCTAAACTTTTCTTTGTACTTTTCTTTAGTCCAAGTGCCAGCTCAGAAAGTTGGATGACGGACGCAAACATGGTAAGCGCCCTTAATAACAATATGAGTTTTACTAGATGTTACGTTAGGATTAACAGCACTACATATCAATTTAACTTTTCGGATAGGAGTTTTAGCTCTTATAATCGTCCGCATGCAATAACTTATGGTACATACCGCACCCCTTACTGCTATTCATGGGTATTATCTTCAACTATATACGATTCAATGGAGATCAACGCTGATACAGCCCGTGCCACTGGCGCCACTTGGGAAATTTGGTTCGATTAAGATAGGAACATAACATGATTAAATATGAAATCACAATTGTAAATCACTTAAACAATATGATGCAGGTTCGTTATATTAAACCTGTAGAATCTGAAGAAGAAGTGGATTACACAGTGCAAAATGAGACTGACTTTTATACTAGCTTCTCTTTGCCTAATTCGTTCACCGAAGCTGATTGTCACGATATAGCCCGAGAAGGCGGAAGGTTGGCTGTAGAATACTGGGCGAACGTGAATCGAGCCGAAACTTCTGTTTTTGAATTTGAAAATAATTTCGGAGACGCAAAGCCAACTGTATTCGAAGACCCCCCAGAATACGACGACGGCGTACAGGTTATTATTGAAGAGATGGTTGAAGAAGAAGATACGTTTAGAAGAACTTACCGAGTCCGAGACCTGACCGAAGAAGAAATTATTACTCTAATTCGTTCTAAACGTGATAGTCTATTAAATGTCACCGACACAGAAGCTCTTTCTGATAGGAACCCTTCTCCGGAAATCATTGCGTATAGACAGGCTTTACGAGATATCACCGAACAGGCTACCTTTCCGTATGATATCGAGTGGCCAATAAAGCCAGCGGATCAGTAATATGTTGAAATTTTACGCACTTTGCTGTAGGAATATGTATGCCCTTAAACGGCATCAAAAGACTATTCCTATTGAAGACCTCGTAATCGTAATTAATACATTAGACGATACCTTCAGAGAAGAAGCGACTGCGTATTGTCAGGAGCAAGGTATCGAACACTATGTCACCGAATCTAACGGTGGACCTTCTATGGGTAAGAACTCGGTGTTCGATATCTTCGAAGCCTCTGATAACGAATACATGGTACTAGTCGACGGAGATGACTTTTTAACTCCGCACGGGGTCTGGACTTATAAGGAAATCGCTAAACAATCCTTCGTTCCGGACACTATCGCTCTACAGTATCAATGGACAATCAGAGCCGAGTGGGGATACTCTGTCGATGTAGGCGGACTAGATGATACTAACTTGATCAACCCGTCTATCGGAACCAGATCAGATTCTAGGCTAGACCCTTCGAAAACTCACGGTGTTGTGGCTAGGGCGTTTTGGCAACCACCTGAATATTGGGATATTGCCCTTCGCGGAAAATACATTCCAATGTACGAAGGGAACGACCACTCTGTTAACTTAGCAGAGGTACACCAAAAATGGACGCAACATTGTTACAAGTATATTGACAAAAAAGAGACTCATCTTAGGTTGATATTCTTTTCTAAGAACCTTGTAAGTCAGGGGTTCAGGTTTAACCTAGACTTTACTGTCGGTGAAGATACCCTTATGTACCTCGACTTAAAGCGTGCGCACATTGAAGGTAATATTCAGATGCGGCACTACTTAGATCGATACCCAACATATATCTACGATCAGAGAGTTGGTGGGGTAGTTGCTGAACAAAAAGACGTTGGCGGTATTGATTGGGGATGGTTCCTCTGGCTACTACAACTTACAGAAGAATATGATCGGTATGAAGCTGAAGGTATTATGTCCGAAGAAGAAATACCTATGTACACAGTTCGTGTTAAATCAGAGGTAGACGAAGAGTGGTTTGAAGAAAAAGTTTACGACCACCAGACGCAAGAAGATAACTCTTTGAAATGCGACTTAGCTTGGCCACCTGATTACCGTCCAGACCTTATGGGGTTGGTTTCGTATCCAGGGAAGTTCCATCCGTTTTATTAACGTATAGATAATATATTGATTATTGAAAGGTGAGTTGATGATAGGTTATTGGCAGCTGTGGGCAAACCACCTACAGAAAGACTTCTGTGATTACGTTGTAGAAAAGGCTCTAAAGATTGAGCCGACTGAAGCCACTATTGGCTTTGATGAAACGAATAGAACGGACACGGAGTACAGAAGGTCGAAGCTCCGCTGGATAGATCGTACCAATTTAGAATGGGCTGATGTTTTCCATGTTGTTGAATCATATTTCAACTCGGCGAACTCTACAGCGTTTGGTTTCGACCTAACTTATATTCCTTATATGCAATTTACCGAATACGACGCTGGCGATGAAGGTAAGTACGATTGGCATGAAGATATACAGTGGGCGAATACGGATTGCTACCATAGGAAACTCTCCATGGTCATACAACTCTCAGATCCGACCGATTACGAAGGTTGCGATCTAGAGTTAGCTCCCCCAGAATACGAATCCCCAGACCCAGAAACGCTTAGGACTAGGGGTTCTATCGTAGTATTCCCTTCGTTTGTAAGGCATCGAGTCACGCCTATAAGTAAGGGTAAGCGATATTCATTAGTGGCTTGGATGCAGGGTCCAAAGTTTAGGTAAAGGGTATATCCCCCACTCCTGCGGCGACTTCTTGATTATACTATATTTTTACTGAAAAGTAAAGCATTAATAGAGGATTTTTATGATTAATTTTGAGTTTAACGTGACGTTGGTTTACACCGATCAAGAGAACAACATTAAGACCTTTGGTTATGAGTTTCTAGCTAAAGACACTGAGACCAAAAACGCTTGTAAGGTTTCGGGAGAGGTTAATGTCAAAGAAGGTCATAGTATACAATACTCTGAAGACATGACGAACGATGAATGGGTTAATATATTCGCAAGTGAAATGGGAAAGGAACAAATGTTCTCGTTTAAAGAAGCTCTGATCGAAAAGATCTCCAACCTAAACTGGCGAGATACATTGATTAAGGTTTATGATGTTGACTATGTCCGGAATGAGTATAATCTAGAAGATCTTAAAGTAGTCGAGGTGTAAATGTCTTTCTCGGTTTCTTATGTTATGATCACCGATCATAGGGGTGGTGATCTCATTAATCCCTCTATTGCTTCTGTTGTTAACGCATTAGAAGGCGACGACGACTTCGTTATCACTGGTAATACCAAAAACCTTACCCCACAAGATAAGGTTAAGTTTGCCGAGTGTGGGGATAGAGCTCTTGGCGGAGATACTTCTTTTGTCAGGAACTACGGTTACGAAGCTTGTAATAAGAACTCGTATGTTATCTTTATCGACGATGACGTTATTATACCTCCGAGCTTTCGACAAAACCTTAAAGAATATGTCGAGGGCGATAACCCTTTAGATGCGTTTAATGTTAAGATAATCGCAAAGAGAGGGTTTGCCACGGCAGAGTTACTCAAACATGACAAGTACGAGTATATGATCAGCTTGTGCGTTATCTTTAGAAAAGAAGTGTTTGAAGAAATGCGTTGGGATAATCGTTATGGGTATTATAAAGGTCCAACTGAAGGTAGTTGCCCAGAAGACGTGAAGATGACTTACGATGTTATGAACGCTGGTTATCGATACGGACTAGTCGACTCGATTTACATTTACGTTAATGACGACAATTTGTATTTCTTTAACGACTACTTCGGGCGGACGAATATCTGTAAGACTACCTTCTCTCCAATCAGGAAAGACCATTACTATCCTGTTACGAAAAATTTAGATTTTCATCTAAAAGAGATTTCTCAATTAGTATAAATAGCAGTATAAGACCCATGGAATCCCTCCGAGGTCATTAAACAATCAATGGGAGAATAAATGGCTAATTTAATAGCTGGTTCTACTATCGGCGGTGTTACCATCGCATCCATAGATGATGTTCCTTCTTCGTCGAGCTACAGCGGAGTTGTGTCCGAACCCGACTTGGTTTGGTACGCACGTGCAGAAGGAACTATGGAATACTATCACGCAGGGGTGGTTCAGGCTTCTCTAGGAAAGGGCGCACAATCCCCAGATGTTTCTGTGGTTGGACCTTATGTGAATTACTACACCCCCCTCGAGGCAAAACTCGGCTTTCCGAGCGTCCTTTCCCCTACGATTTTTTACGAAAACTACTCGGGGATAACAGAAGTCGGCGATTGGTTAGCCCCAGTACATTCGACCTCTCTTTATGAAGGTTTTGATAGGGCTGTTGCGTTTAAACCAGACGTAAGAGGCTGGTATCATCTAACTGGTCACGTTATGACTTTCTCTTCTTCCGTTGATATCAATAGAAACTTAATTGGTTACAAGGTTGCTGGCAGTTCTTGGTATGGAAGTCATACTAGCAACTTACTTGGTCTCAAAATTAAGAAGAACGGTGAAACTGTTCACTCTTGTTCTCAAAGAACTACCATGAACCAGTATATTTCTACTCTAGTATACCTTGACGGGCACGACGATTACGTTGAATTGTTCGGCGTATTTTCGGATTGGAATAATTTTGCTAGTCGAGCAAATATTGGTCTTTATGTAGATGTTAACGCAACTTCATTTCACGCAACATTTGTGGGGGCTGGATAATGGCACAATTAAAATCCGATTCTAAGGTGGGCGGAAAGCAAATAGCAACTGTACAGGATATGCAGAACGCAGCCGGAGATGCCGTTGTTGGATTCGACCGTCCAGCCTTTCATGGGAAAATAGCAGATAATACTATTTGGTGGATGTATGACCGTAGCGAAAGAGACTTAGCGATTAACCCTATTCTGGATAGTAACGAAGGTTGGGATCCTGTAATGAATTGTTATCGCATTCCTAAACCTGGAATCTATAGGATAATGGCGAATATAAACACCTACAACCTTAGAGATAATACGAGATTCCAACTCGGAGTTAGATTTGTAGATCTTAACAATCAGCACAATCCTCATCCAAATAACCACAAATATAGTAACATTGCTATTAATGGGCAGATCGTCACCGATACCGAGATTCGCGGATGGGCTCCTAATAAAATAGATTTTCAATTCAAATTCTTGCCGAATCAGTCTGAAGACCTTTATGATCGGGTACAGTTTGTAATAACGCCGCAGCCTGGATACTATGGGTTGAACGGGTCCACAAGCGTTACCACTGGAATCGGAGGTCCGACTCCTGTCAGGTTTTCTACGGTTTCTATATATTACGTCGGTCCGATTAAAGAGGGTTTATACTAATATGGCAGAGATTAAAGCAAATTCTACGATCGGTGGACTTCAGATTGCTTCTGTAAACGACATTCCTTCTGGTTCTGTTGTTGTACGGGATCCTCTTTTGGATTTTCATTTTACGGAAACTCACAAGCTTGACAACTCCACTTTAAACGATGACCCTAATAATAACTGGGATGTCACAGGAACTGTTCCTCTTATTTCTGGGAACCTTATTTTCGAGACTAGTGATATTCCTCCTAGTTTTTCGGAAACTTACTATCATGCTGTTTTTTACGGAAAGATAACTGCTATTCCTTCATCGGTATCTAAGACNGCAAACAAGGACGTTTTAGTTCAATTCGTCACTGAATATTCTGACGCCCCTNNCGCCTCAGCAACAACAGCCGTTCGAGTAAAAGTGTATCGAGGTAGCACTGTAATACTTCAGAAAGAAATCCCAAGAGCTAATAGGTCTAACTTTTACATACCTTCTTCGCTCGTGGGTTCTGGAATTACTAAAATTGAAGTTTTAGCTAACGGTGATTGGTGGATTCGCCTTACTCGAATTACAGTCAGGCAGGTTGACGCCAATGGTGACACCCAAGCTGGAACTTCTCTGTTAGAGCAGATATTCATTCAGAGACACCCGTTTAACCCTATCGCCCGACAACAAATCCCATTGGCGTCGAGGGATAACAATGTTGAGTTTTCTCCTTCGGAAAATGTTGGTTGGAATAAGGTAACATACGACCCTGAATTTCAGAATCCTTCTGTAGTAACTGCGGCTGCTTCCGATCCGTTTAACTGGGGAACTGGGCAGTACAAACCTTCAGTTCCTGGGTATTATTACGTTGAGAGTTCTATTCAAGTTGGTAACGCTGGGCGTGGTTCAAGTTCAACCCAATCCGCTATGGGCGCAATTATTAAGAACTGTGATACTCCAGCGAACGCTGCAGCAGCACTCGAGTATAGTGATTGGGGGTTTAGCCTTTTTAATTCAGGGCAAGAACGATTATCTGGATCAGTAGGTGTTCCTATTTCAATGTCGTACGGAAACGTTTACCAGTTACCTCTCGGTCCAGATTCTAACGGAACTTCAGGTTATCATGCAATCGTTCATTGTTCTGGTATAGTATACTTGGACGGGAATGATGATTATGTAACGACTTGGGTCTATAGTTATAATAACGCAGGGTCTCCAAACATAGACCTAGTAGGCTCTAGTCACCAAACTTATTTTCTTGCATATCTCTTAAAGGGAGTATAAAATGTCACTTACAATCTACGATAGAATCGCTGGGGTTTATCCAGAACTACATGAGTCCGGAGACCTTGAAACCTTATTCAGTTGGTTTTGCATTATGGCTGGCTGGACTGAAGATCAAGAGGAATACCTTGATCACTGGGAAATGCCCGTGGACAGCAAATGGGAACATTACGAACGCCCGACCGATGAGCAGTTGGCAGCAGTAACGGAACCAGCTCCCCTTAAATGGGACTATGCTCGTAGAGCAGAATATCCAGAACTTTCTGAACAGTTAGATATGATGTACTGGGATCAGGTGAATGGAACTACGGTTTGGAAAGATACGATTGATGCTATCAAAGGCAAGTATCCCAAACCAGTAGAATCCGAATAATTAAATGGTATAAATAGTCCTATAGAAACTAATCTGTAGGACTATTTTTATGGCTATTCCATCTACACGACAAGGACTGATTGACTACTGCCTACGCTCCCTTGGCGAGCCAGTTATCGAGGTCAATGTCGATCCGGATCAAATAAACGACCGTGTCGACGAAGCTCTTCAGTTTTATCAAGAATACAATTACGAAGCAACCAAGAAGGTTTTCTACGTCCACGAAATCACGCAAGACGATATTGATAATAAGTATCTTGAGCTGACAGATCAGATAATCTACGTCGAAAGGATCCTCCCTCTCGTGTCGGATAACGATTCGGTGAATATGTTTGATGTTAATTATCAACTTCACCTAAACGACGTTTATCATCTTGGAAACCTTGGAAACCTCGCTTACTACGAACAGGTACAGCAAAACCTAGCAATGTATGACATGAAGCTCGGATCGGGTCTTTCCGAATCTGTTCAATACGAGCGCCATGAGAATAGGTTATACTTCCAAGTAGATAAAGAAGATATGGCGATCGGTAAGAAAATCATCGTAGTCGCCACTTCAATTATAGACCCCGAAACATTCGGTAGAGTCTACAACGATATGTATCTTAAGAAATACGCCACTGCGCTTATTAAGAAGCAATGGGGCATTAACATTAAGAAGTTTGACGGTATGCAGCTTCCAGGTGGCGTTTCTATTAACGGACAACAAACCTTTGACGAAGCTAACGAGGAGATACAACGTATCGAAGAAGAGATGCGTTTATCACACGAACTTCCAGTAGATTTCTTCGTGGGGTAAATCATGGCGACCAACGTATACTTCTCACCCAAAGTCAGAACAGAGCAAGAGCTGTATGAAGACTTAGTAATCGAGGCTTTAAAGATGTATGGGCAAGATACCTATTACTTGCCTCGTACAATTCTAGAAAGAGATTATATTCTCAACGAAGAAGTTGAGTCTCAGTTCGACGACGCCTATACGGTAGAGATGTATATCGAGAACACCGAAGGGTTCGGTGGAGATGGCGATCTAATGTCAAAGTTTGGACTAGAGATTCGAGATACCGCTACATTTATCGTATCTAAGCGTAGGTGGGAAAAGACAGTTGGTTTTTGGAACGGTCCAGAAACCCCAATGAGACCTCTAGAGGGTGATGTAATCTACCTGCCGTTATCTAAGTCGTTCTTCCAGATTGATAAAGTTGAGCACGAACAGCCCTTCTATCAATTAAATAATCTCCCAACCTATAAACTTCAATGTTCTCTGTTTGAGATTAGCGAAGAAACCTTTGATACAGGAATCGCTGAAGTTGATTCCGTGGAAGTCGCTAAGTATCATAATACATTCTTGATCAACCATCTCAGTTCGGTCGACATTAAGGTTGGCGAGAGTATGGAGCAGCCAATTTCCGCTGGCGGTAGTATACGAGGCGAAGTTTTCTCGGTAAACAAAGTTTCTTCAACCTCTGCGGAAGTTGGAGTTATTAACATAACAACTTCGGACGGTACTTATGCTGAGTTTATCGTAGACCAAGATGTTACGTTCACCTCTGGTATTACTGGAACCCTTTCTATTGTGAGGGTTGACGAAGGTAACGACGGCGAAGAACTATACGATGGGTTCGCCCAGAATACAAATATCGAAAAGACTGCCCTTACTATACTAGACTTTAGTGAGAGCAATCCATTCGGCGAACCAAACGGAGGATAATGATGTTCGGTGGTCATTTCTATCACGCAATACTTAGAAAATCCGTAGCAGTTTTTGGTACGCTTTTTAACGACATTAACATTGTACGAAAGACTTCTGGTGGGGAAGGTACTATTACCAAAGTCCCTCTCGCATACGGTCCGAAACAAAAGTTTCTATCTCGAATCGACGAACAGCCAAATCTAAACGACAATAAGCTGGCTATCAAATTACCACGTATGTCGTTTGAGATCACTTCAATTGATTACGATACGGAAACAGTTGGTAATAAGTTTAACAAAATAACAGTACAGGTCGGCGAAGATACGAAAGATTCTGTAAACTACGTCCCGTACAATATAGGGATGCAACTTAACGTTATGGTTAAGAACCAAGACGAGGGTCTCCAGATTTTGGAACAGATCCTACCTACGTTCGCGCCAACGTATAACGTAACTGCTAATATGCTCGACAACCTCGATCATAAGGTAGATATCCCAATTACACTAAACTCGGTATCTATTCAAGACGACTTTGAAGGCGACTTTGAAAGTAGGCGTGTCCTAGTTTATACTCTAGACTTCATTATGAAGACACGCTTCTTTGGTAAGATTGGTCGCACTTCTGTTATTAAGATTAGTCAGATGCGGATTGCCGAAGAGTTCGGTAAGTCTATCGAAAACATTACGTCTTCAGTTGTGCCGTTTGAAGCTAGAGAGAGCGAGGCGCACACGATCGTTACAGAGTTTAATTACATTCCGCCTTCTAACACCATAACCCTATCGGCAGTCACTTCAGACTTGAAGTTTAAGGTCGGCGAGTTCTTGGTTGGAGATACTACTGGCGTCGGCGGTACAATCGTGTCAGCTAAATATGAAGGCGGTAAGACCGTATTAGAGATAGACAACCTTGATGGTTACTATCAAATTGGAGAAACGATTACTGGACTTGTCTCCCTTGATCAGGTGACGGTAGAATCTTTCACGGTGAATTGATATGAGCGATAAAGACCTTATTGACGACGACTTTGACTATGCTAGAGCCCAGTACTATAAACTGGCGGAAGAAGGTCAAGAGGCGATAGAATTAATGATGGACTTGGCACGTGAGTCGGAACACCCACGTGCCTTTGAAGTTCTGTCTAATATGATGAAACAGAATGCTGAGATAACAGATAGGTTGATGGACTTACAGAAAAAGAAGAAAGACGTTCTTTCTGTTCCAGAAAAAGCCGACCAGCCTCAGTTAACTCAAAATAACGTGTTCGTCGGATCGGCAACTGATTTACAAAAGATGTTGCACGCTAAGAAAGAACGGGTAGTGATCGAGCAAGATGCACAAGATCAAGAATAACGAGCTCGGATACCTCGGCAATCCAAATGTAAAGCGAGATGGCGTTGAGCAACAGTGGACAGCAGATGAAGTGAGGGAATACGCAAAGTGTATGAAAGACCCTTCATACTTTGCGGAGACTTACATTAAGATCGTATCGCTCGATAAAGGATTGGTTCCGTTTAACCTTTACCCTTATCAGAGAGAGATGTTTGATCACTTCAACGATAATAGGTTTTCTATCGTCCTTGCTTGTAGACAGTCGGGTAAATCTATTTCTTCAGTGGTTTATTTGCTTTGGTTTGCGATATTCCACCCCGAAAAGACCATCGCTATATTGGCGAACAAAGGCGCCACTGCTAGGGAAATGCTTACTAGGATTACTTTGGCGCTGGAAAACTTACCATTCTTCTTACAACCTGGATGTAAAACGTTAAACAAAGGTTCAATTGAGTTTTCCAATAATAGTCGTATTATCGCTGCCGCTACTTCTGGATCCTCCATCCGTGGTATGTCTGTCAACCTCCTATTCTTGGACGAGTTCGCATTCGTCGAAAACGCAGGAGAGTTTTACACTTCCACTTATCCAGTGGTGTCATCAGGTAAGACATCGCGAGTAATCATTACTTCTACTGCTAATGGTATCGGTAACATTTATCATAAGCTGTGGGAAGGAGCCGTCCAAGGAACGAACGAATATAAATCTTTCAGGGTTGATTGGTGGGACGTTCCTGGGCGAGACGAAGAATGGAAGCGACAAACGGTTTCTAATACGTCAGAGTTACAGTTTGACCAAGAATTTGGTAACACATTCATGGGTAACGGTAATACTCTGATTGCTGGAGATAAGTTGTTACAGCTTAAATCTTCTAACCCTTTATACCGACAAGATGGAGTTTCGGTATACCATAAACCAGTAGAAGACCACGAATACATTATGACTGTAGACGTGGCTAAAGGTCGAGGACAAGACTATTCTACATTTAACATAATTGACATAACGGAAAGACCCTTTAAACAGGTTGCGGTGTATCGTAACAATATGATCTCGCCGTTACTCTTTCCCGATATAATATATAAATATGCTAACACTTTTAATAAGGCATATGTTGTTATTGAATCGAACGATCAGGGTGCTGTCGTAGCAAATGGTCTCTATTACGAGCTAGAGTACGAAAACACTCACGTCGAATCTATGGTTAAAGCTGGCGCAATCGGTGTTATGATGAACCGAAAGATTAAGCGTATTGGTTGCTCTAACCTTAAAGACCTTATAGAACAGAATAAGATTGAGGTGCTCGATTCGGATACGATCGTAGAATTATCTACATTCGTAGCAAGGGGCTCGTCTTACGAAGCTTCTGATAACAATCACGATGACTTGGTTATGAACCTAGTGATGTTTTCTTGGTTCGCAACGACTCCGTTCTTCTCCGAGATGACGGACATCGACTTAAAAGAATTAATGTACAGGGAGCAAATATCCGCTATCGAGAATGATCTAGTTCCCTTCGGTATAATCAACGATGGACTCGAGAAAGAGTACGAAGTTGATGGCGACGGTAACGTCTGGGAAACTACCCTAAATACTGGAGTTTTCTAAATTACTAAATAATGGTAGTGAATATAAATTACCTTGTAATGTGTCTTGTAAATTCAAATGAGGAATAACAAATGGCTTTTCTAGTATCCCCTGGAGTTCAGGTCAAAGAAATCGACCTAACCAATGTTGTTCCAGCCGTATCTACCTCTATCGGTGCTATTGCTGGTTCATTCAAATGGGGTCCAGTAGAACAAGTTGTTCAAGTTACAAGCGAAAAAGATTTGGTTGCTAAATTCGGATCACCTGATTCCGCTACCGCTCCGTTCTTCTTTAACGCTGCTCAGTTTTTGTCTTATGGCAACGACTTGCGTGTAGCTCGTATCAATACGTCTGGACTCAAAAACGCAACATCCGCAACTGACGCAGTATCTTCAGTAGAAGTAACTAGCGCTGGTTCGGCTTACACTAGCTTACCAACTGTGTCTTTCACAGGCGGTGGCGGTACTGACGCAGCTGCGACAGCTACTCTTAAAGTAGTTGACGCATCAATCGACGCTGCTGGTGCTGACTACTCGGTAGGCGATATTCTCGTACTCAACATCGGCGCTGGTCGCGAAGCTTCTCTTCGCATCACTTCTGTCGGTACTGGTGGTTCCGTATCTGGAATCGAAGTTGTAGATGGCGGTTCTTATGGCGCTATCTCTGCTGGTCTCACTGGTGTCCTACTTGAAGTTGGCGCAGGTACTGGTCTGTCCGTGGATATCGACCTTGGCGTAGAAAGTGTTACAGTAACCAATGGCGGTTCTGGCTATACTTCTGCTCCTACTGTATCAATCACTGGCTCTGCCACTGGTACAGCTACCGTTGCTTCCGCTGGTTTGCTTGTTAAGAACGAAGATCACTACGAGTCTCTGGTTTTGGCTGGTGCAGGTGCTTGGATTGCACGCTGTCCTGGTGAAGTCGGTAACTCTATTGAGGTTATCGTTGCTAACTCAACTTCATTCTCTCACACTTCTTTCGAAGACTTCGCTGGTTTGTTCGACACTGCACCTGATGCGGGCGAAATTCACATCGTTGTTCTCGACACTAACGGCAGCTTCACTGGTACGGCTAACACTGTACTAGAAACGTTCGCATACCTTTCTACTGTTGAAGGCGCTAAGAAAGAAGATGGTACCAATAACTACTATCCGGAAGTTATTAACGGTACTTCAAACTACTTGTGGTTTGGTGAAGAAGACTCGGAAGTTGCTACAAGCGCTGTTGCTAAATCCTATACCCTTGCTGGTGGTGCTAACACTATCGCCGACAGCAATGATACTGGAGCTGGTTACGATATCTTTAACGACGCTGATACTCTGGACGTAAACCTGATTATCGGTTCTTCACTTGCTTCTGCTGATGCGCAGGCAGTAATTGAAGTTGCTGAAAGTCGTAAAGATGCTGTGGCATTTGTTTCTCCTCCAATCTCTGCTCGTGACGTAGACTCTGTTAAAGAGTGGGCTGATGCGATCAACTCATCTTCTTATGGTGTGTTTGATTCAGGCGCTATCTACGTTTACGACAAGTACAACGACACATATCGTTGGATCTCATCAGCAGGTACGATTGCTGGTCTGTGTGCTAACACAGATAACGTTGCAGACGCTTGGTTCTCGCCAGCTGGTCTGAACCGTGGTCAGCTTCGTGGTGTTGTTAAACTCGCTTGGAATCCTAAGCAAGCTGAGCGTGATACGCTTTACAAAGCTCGTGTCAACCCTCTTGTTTCGTTCCCAGGAGAAGGTACTGTTCTGTTCGGTGACAAGACCGCACTTGCCAAACCTTCTGCGTTTGACCGCATTAACGTTCGTCGCCTGTTTATCGTTCTCGAAAAAGCAATTGCGAAATCTTCTCGCTTCTCGCTCTTCGAATATAACGACGAGTTCACCCGTGCGCAGTTCCGCAATCTGGTAGAACCCTTCCTTCGTGACGTACAGGGTCGTCGTGGTATCACTGACTTCTTGGTTGTTTGTGACGAGACTAACAACACTGGTCAGGTAATCGATACTAACCGTTTCGTAGCCGATATCTACATCAAGCCTGCACGCTCGATTAACTTCATCACATTGAATTTCATTGCCACTCGTACTGGCGTTGAGTTCTCAGAAATCGTTGGGGGTTAATAACAATGGCACTACGAATTGACGACTTTAAAGGTAAGCTGACAGGTGGTGGCGCTCGTGCTAACCTCTTCAAAGCTACTGTAAACTTTGGTCCAGTAGGTGGTCCAGTAGAATTGGCATCGTTTATGTGTAAAGCAGCTCAGCTGCCAGCATCAATCATTGCTCCAATTACTATTCCGTTCCGTGGACGTCAGCTTCAAATTGCTGGCGACCGCACGTTCGAACCTTGGACTATTACTATCATCAACGACACGAACTTCTCTATTCGTGATCCGATGGAGCGTTGGATGAACACCATCAACGGGCATACTTCGAACGACGGTCTAACTAACCCGATTTCTTATATGGCTGACCTTGCTGTTGAGCAGCTTGATAAAGATGGTTCTGCGGTTAAGAAATACGATTTCCGTGGTTGTTTCCCAACTAACGTATCGGCAATCGAAGTTTCTTACGATAGCGAAAACACTATCGAAGAGTTCACCGTTGAGATGCAAGTACAATACTGGGAATCTAATACCACTTCATAAGCGGTATAAATAATCTTAGTATTAGTTAACTGAATGGCTTGGGGGGGATTCGTCCCCTCCTAGCTATATCTTCAATAGCAGGTGAAAAATGGCTGAATTATTTGGGTTTGAGATAAAACGAAAGGACGATTCTAAAGAAAACGAAAGGAAGCGTTCTTTTGTAGCACCGATGGAAGACGACGGTGCTGGCGTTATTAAAGCTGGTGGACATTTTGGTCAATACCTTGACATGTCTGGCGGACAAGCCAAAAACGAAAACGAGCTTATCAAAAAGTATCGTGAGGTTGCTCAACATCCAGAAGTCGACGCTGCTATCGAAGATATAGTTAATGAGTCTATTGTAATTGATGATGATGGTACTGCCCTCGAATTGGCGCTTGATCGGTTAGATCAACCAGACCGTATCAAGAAGATGATTCGAGAAGAGTTTGATAATATTCTATCTCTCTTAAACTTTAAGAATAATGCGCACGACCTATTCCGACGTTGGTACGTGGACGGGCGGTTATACTTCCATATTGTAATTGACGAGAAGTCACCCAAGAAAGGTATTCTAGAGTTGCGTCCAATCGACCCAACAAGAATCCGTAAAGTAAAAGAAGTGTTTGAAGAAAAGGATCCTAAGACTGGCGCAGCTATAGTCAAGGGGATCGAAGAGTATTACATTTATCAAGATTCTGGGTTGAACAAATCTGGTCAAGGTTTGAAGATCTCAAAAGACTCTATTATCTATGTTCCTTCTGGGCTACTATCGCCGCAAAAGGATCGTGTAGTTTCTTACTTAGATAAGGCTATGAAGCCAGCCAATCAACTTCGTATGATGGAAGATGCGTTGGTGATTTATCGTATGTCTCGTGCGCCAGAGCGTCGAGTTTTCTATATTGACGTTGGTAACCTGCCGAAAGGTAAGGCTGAAGAATACCTTCGTTCTATTATGAACAACTATCGTAACAAAATGGTTTACGATGCTCAGTCGGGCGAAGTCTCAGACGATCGTTCGCATATGTCGATGCTAGAAGACTTCTGGTTACCTCGTCGAGAGGGTGGTCGTGGAACTGAGATCACTACCCTTCCTGGCGGTGAGAACCTTGGTCAGATTGACGACATTATGTACTTCCAGAAGAAGTTGTATAAGGCGCTGAACGTTCCGTTAAATCGTTTAGAGCAAGAAGCGCAATTCAGCTTGGGTCGTACATCAGAGATTACTCGAGACGAAGTTAAGTTTGCACGCTTCGTTTCTAAACTGCGTAACAAGTTCTCGGACATGTTCTATCAGGCGCTAAAGGTCCAGTTGATCTTAAAGGGTATCGCTACTCGTGATGATTGGCATTGGATGCGTTCTGATATCAATGTAGACTATCAGCAGGAATCTTACTTTGCTGAATTGAAAGAAGCCGAGATTCTTCGCGAACGAGTGAATACGTTACGTGAGCTTGACGAATATGTGGGTAAATACTACTCTGTTGAGTATGTTCGTCGAAATATCTTGATGCAGTCTGACGAAGAGATGGAAGAAATCGACAAGCAGATTGAAGACGAGAAAGGTACTTACGGAGACGACGAAGACGTCGACTTCTAAAAACCACTTTAGTATAAATAAGTGTATAAAAGGTGATTATTATGAGCAATGTTACTGATTTAATTTCAGCCCTTCAAACGGGCGACGATGAAGCGACGAAAGCAACCTTTGATGCTGTGATGGCAACGAAGGTTTCCGCAGCACTGGACAGTAAGCGGATCGACGTTGCTGCCTCGATTTATAACGCAACTACAGGTGAGGACGATGTTGACATTCAAGCAACTGATGACGAATCTCTCGGAAGCGAAGACTAAAGTCCCTTCTGGAGAGAAAAAGGTCAAAGAGTTTACCGTTGGTAAATCAAAGGTCGATGCCTTGATTACCAAGAAAGGCTCCAAGTTTATGGTCTACATCGACGGCACCAAGTTAGACGAATATAAGTCGGAAAAAGAAGCAGAAGCTTCTGCCAAAGAATTCGCCGACCTAATGGGTAAGTAAGATGAAGCTAATAACAGAACACAATGAAGATATAAATCTAAGCTATATTACCGAAGCCACCGAAAAGGGCGAAAAGAAGGTATATATAGAAGGTATCTTTATGCAGGGCGATAAGAAAAACCGCAATGGTCGTGTTTACCCCATGTCGGTTTTGGGTCCTGCAGTAGAAAAATATGTAAACGAACAAGTTAAGAAAGGTCGTGCAGTTGGGGAACTAAACCACCCAGATGGTCCAACTGTAAACCTAGATAAAGTTTCGCATCGCATTACCGACCTTCGTATTGAAGGCTCTAATGTGATCGGGAAGGCGTTGATACTGGATACTCCTATGGGTAAGATCGTAAAGGGTCTTGTCGATGGCGGATGTCAGTTAGGCGTCTCAAGTCGTGGTATGGGTAGTCTTGAGCGTCGCGAAGGTGCGATGTACGTTAAGGAAGATTTTATGCTTTCTACTGTCGACATCGTACAAGACCCCAGCGCACCAGAAGCCTTTGTAAATGGCATCATGGAAGGTGTGGATTGGGTTTGGGATAACGGTATTCTCAAAGCGCAAGAAATTGAAAAGTATGAGACTGAGATCAAAAGAGCATCTAAAGCGGACTTGGCTGAAGCCCAGATCCGTGTGTTCCAAGATTTCCTCTCGAAACTTTAACACTTTGTAAGGAGTGAACATGTCTGAAGAAATTCAAGATCAAGAAGTTGATCTCATTGAAGACATCAATGAAGAGCAATTGGAAACAGTTGCTGAAGACGTTGAAGTTGACGAGGAACTCTCCGAAGCTGCTAAGAAAAAGGCTGAAGAAAAAGAAGCCGAAGTCGAAGTAGACGACGAAGAGGGCGAAGTCGAGGACGACGATGATGACGAAGAAGATGACGAAGACGACGAAGACGGGGATGAGGACGAAGAGCCTGCCGAGTCTAAGAAGAAAACTGAGTCTAAGAAGATGGCTAAAGAATCAGCAGAAGTGCCTACTACTAAAGCTGGTATGATGAAAGCTATGTTCGACACTTTGTCTGAAATGAGCAAAGACGACTTGACGACAGCCTACACTAAGGTTATGTCTGAAGAAGTAGTAGTTGAAGAAGAAGCTGTTGCTGAATCTGTTGAGCCAGAAGTTAAGTTTAACTTTGAAGAAGACTTGGATGCCCTTGTCTCTGAAGAAGCTGACCTGACTGAAGGTTTCAAAGACAAAGCTGCCGTTATCTTTGAAGCTGCTGTTAAATCTAAACTTTCTGCCGAAATCGAAAAACTGGAAGAGAGCTACGAAGAGAAGCTTGCTCAGCAAGTAGAAACCGTACATAGCGATCTTGTAGAAAAAGTAGACGGATACTTAAACTACGTGGTTGAGAACTGGATGGAGCAAAACGAAGTTGCGATTAATAATGGTCTACGTGCCAGCATCGCTGAAAACTTCATCAACCAGCTTCAAACTGTTTTCGTTGAAAACTACATCGAAGTACCAGAAACTAAGGTTGACTTGGTAGACGAACTTGCTGCTGCTAACGAAGAGCTTGAGGAAAACCTCAACAAAGCTATCGGCGAGAACATCGAGTTAACTGAAAAAGTCGCTAACTTTGCTCGCGAAGATATTATTCGTGAAGCAACTGTTGGTATGGCAGAAACCGAAGTTGAAAAGTTACGTTCCTTGACTGAGAACCTAGACTTTGACGATATTGAAACCTTTACTGATAAGGTACAAACCGTCAAAGAGTCTTACTTTAAAGTTAAAAACGCTGACATCCAAGAAGAACTTCAAGAGGGTACCAAAGAGCAGATTCATAGCCCATCTATGGCTGCGTACCTGAAAGCCCTAAAATCTAAGTAATTTCCATTAGGAGAATCAAAAATGTTTGGTAACGAAAAATTAAACGAAAAGTGGACTCCGGTCCTCGAAGCTGAAGGTGCGGCTCCTATTGCTGACGCTCACCGTAAAGCTGTAACTGCTCAGTTACTCGAAAACACTGAGAAAGCCCTTCAAGAAGAGCGTGCTCAGCAGTCTTTCATGACTGAAACAACTAACGTAGCTGGCGGCGCTGTTGGCTTCGACCCTGTGTTGATCAGCCTCGTGCGTCGTGCTATGCCTAACCTAATGGCATACGACATCGCTGGCGTTCAGCCTATGACTCAGCCTACTGGTCTGATCTTCGCAATGAAATCTCATTACGATACTCAGTCTGGCGGCGAAGCTCTATTCGGCGAAGCTAACACTGGCTTCTCTGGCGTTGCTTCTACTGGCACTTCTGCTCACGGCGGTAACAGCTCATCTCTTGACGCTGACTTCGCTGACGGCAACACCGACGGTGACGTTGATGTTGACGCTGCATTCGGTGTTGGTCGTGGTATGGGTACTGCTGCTGGCGAACAGCTCGGCATGGGCGGTAACAACTTCCAGGAAATGGCGTTCTCAATCGAGCGTACTAGCGTAACTGCTAAGACTCGTGCGTTGAAAGCTGAGTACACCATGGAATTGGCTCAAGACCTGAAAAACGTTCACGGTCTGGACGCTGAAACTGAGTTGGCTAACATCCTGTCTGCAGAGATCTTGGCTGAAATCAACCGTGAAGTGGTTCGTACTGTAAACCAGAAAGCTAAACTTGCTGCTGCTGGCGCAGGTACTGGCGCTAAAGCTGGTCTATTCGATCTTGACGCTGACACCGATGGTCGTTGGTCTGTTGAGAAGTACAAGGCTCTGATCATGAAGATCGAACTTGAAGCTAACGCAATTGCTAAAGACACTCGTCGTGGCAAGGGTAACTTCATCATCTGTTCTTCTGACGTTGCTTCTGCTTTGGCAGCTGCTGGTCTTCTGGACTACACTCCCGCTTTGGCTACCAACTTGAACGTTGATGACACTGGCAACACTTTCGCTGGTGTATTGAACGGTCGCATGAAGGTCTACATCGATCCTTATGCAACTATCAACTACGTGACTGTTGGTTACCGTGGTGCTAACCCTTACGACGCTGGTATGTTCTACTGCCCATACGTTCCATTGACTATGGTTAAAGCAGTTGGCGAGCAGACTTTCCAGCCTAAGATTGGCTTCAAGACTCGTTACGGCATGGTTGCAAACCCATTTGCGGGTGGCGCTGGCGCTTCTGAGCTTGGTACTGATCGTGCTAACCAGTACTTCCGTATCTTCGGTGTGAAGAACGTAATGGCTGCTGCATAAGACTTATAATAATAACTCTATAGTTAGTTAAGTCTTTGGGGGATCTTCGGATCCCCCTTTTTTTCGCCCTTTACTTTTCGTATAAATAAAGGTATAATAACGAAGCGAGTATTATCATGAACCCAGATAACATTAACTACATAGACCCAACTTCGTATCGGTTGATGATTGAACGATTGCCCAACGTACAGTTCTTCTGTAGAGGGGTAACGATTCCGGATATCACCGTACAAGAATCAGAAACAGGGTTTCGGTATACTAACGTCCCGTTGCTCGGAGATAAGATTTCCTTTTCTGGTCTAACTATAAGTATCATGATAGACGAGGACATGGAAGGTTATATCGAGGTCTATAATTGGATGAGGGACTGTGTAACTAACGGAACCCAACTTTCGGAATATATGTCGGATGTCTCGGTTGTTATAACTACTTCCCATAACAACAAGGCGAAGACGTTTAGGTTTCATAACGCATTCCCGACTTCTATAGGTAGCCTCCAGTTTTCCTCTGCTGAAACTGGTACTAACTACCTTACTGCTGATGTTACAATGAGGTTCACTGACATCACTATTGAGTAACACTATGGAGACATTATGTATAAAATTGAAAAGATCCTTGAAGAATGGAAACAAGAAACTGAGATCGATCAGCTAAAACTTGATGAGAGCTCTCGTAATACGGCGAAGCTACATGCCAAATACCTCGAGATGCTAACCAAGTCTAAGTTAGAAAGGCGTTACTTCGAGACGCAGCTCGAAATGATGCAATCTAAGAAGTATAGATACTATATGGGTCGCATGTCAGTGGACGAGGTTAATCGCCTTGGCTGGAACCCCGACCCAACCGACGGGATCAAAATCCTGAAGGGTGAAGTAGAGCATTACTTTAAAGAAGACCAAGACCTCCAAGAGCTATCGGCTAAGATAGATTTGGTTACAGAGATAATCGCTACTCTCACTGAAATTATGGACACTTTGAAATGGCGACACCAAACCATCCGTAATATCATCGAGTGGCATAAGTTTACCAGCGGTGTATGATGTCAGAGATACTTTCTGTTAAGAAGAAGAACCACGCCTTCCTAGAAATCAATACAGACCCAGCAATCGAAGCCGAACTATCGGACTTCTTTTGCTTCTTTGTGCCAGGATATAAGTTTATGCCTGCGTACAAGAATAAGATATGGGATGGTAAGATTAGGTTATACGATGCTAGGAGCAAAGAACTACCGATTGGACTTTATCCGTACCTATCGGAGTTTGTGGCTGTTAGGGACTACGACCTACAGGTAGAGCATAACCCATACTATGGGCGACCAGACTCAACCGAACCTTTAGACTATAATTGGTTTCGTGAGTTTATAGATTCGCTAAACCTTACTGCTTCAGATAAGAAAATCGAGCCACGGGATTATCAGCTAACCGCTATAGAACATGCTCTCGAAACTAAGCGATCCCTCCTATTGTCCCCAACCGCTTCGGGCAAATCCCTTATCATCTACTGCGCCATGCGGTATTACCTAGAGAAAAGGGATAAGAACGTTCTAATCGTTGTACCAACTACCTCTCTCGTGGAGCAAATGGCTTCTGACTTTGCGGATTATTCTAAATGGGATGAGAACTTTGATGCCGAAGCTGAGATTCATAAGATCTATGGCGGAAAAGAGAAATACCCTAGTCACAATCCTCGTATAGTGATTACCACATGGCAGTCTATTTACAAGCTGGGCGTTGAATGGTTTAAAGACTTCGGTATGGTTATTGGCGACGAAGCTCACAACTTCAAAGCCAAATCCCTTGGCGCAATTATGTCTAAGCTGAAAGAGGCTGAGTTTCGTATCGGAGCTACAGGTACTCTAGACGGAACTCAAACCCACAGGCTCGTACTAGAAGGGCACTTCGGTTCTGTATTCAAAGTTACTTCAACCAAAGACCTAATTGACTCTGGCGCTCTCGCCGACCTAGACATTAAGGTTCTTCTATTGAAGTACGATGACGTTACTTGTCAACAGCTAAAGAAAGCCAAGTATCAAGAAGAAGTAGACTTCATCGTTCGTCACGAAAAGCGAAACAAGTTTATTACAAACCTTGCGGTTGATCAAGAGGGTAATACCCTAGTCCTATTCAATTTCGTGGAGAAGCATGGAAAACCCCTATATAATATGATACTAGAGAAAGTACACTCTGGAAGGAAGATCTTCTTTGTTTCGGGTGAAACCGACGTAGACGATAGAGAAAGGGTTAGACAGATTACCGAGAAAGAAAAAGACGCTATCATCGTGGCTTCGTTGGGAACCTTCTCTACAGGCGTTAACATAAGAAACCTTAACAACGTTATCTTTGCCTCGCCTTCTAAGTCGCAGATTAAGATTTTGCAGTCAATTGGGCGTGGGCTTCGTAAGGCTGACGACGGCAAGGGAACTATCTTATACGATATTGCCGATGACTTACATTGGAAGCAACATAAGAACTACACACTAAACCACGCTGGCGAAAGAATTAAGATTTACTCTAAAGAAAAGTTTGAGTATACAATTTACGAGGTACAGCTTTGAACGATTTGAGCGATGTTAGAATAAAACAGTTTAAGTTGATATCAGGGGAAGAGCTGGTTGCATACATGCAGGGTGCTGATGAGACTGGCTATATATTAGAACGACCAGTTAAGATCGAGTACTCAAGGAAAGACTCGGGATTCTGGTTTTCTAATTGGATGAGCCTCTGTGAGTTTAAGAGCCCAGTATATGTAAACGCTGCTTCTGTCATTTCTCTTGGGGAATGTACCGAGCGAGTGAAGGAAACCTACATACAGTCAGTAGTTACAACTCCTCAAAAAGAGCTTGAGCCTGAGGTTGATAATACTGATCAGTATATGATCGATGGTGACGAGACCATCCACTAAAGGTATATCCCCCACTCCTGCGGCGACTTCTTGATTATACTATACTTTCGGCTAAAAGTAAACCCCTAAAAGAAAAAAAATAACCCTTTACTTCATGGCGAAACTATAGTATAATACCTTATTATGTAAACTTTTGAACCTTGATGGAGGAGAGATAATGTCTCAAAATAAACCCCACTATGTTAACAACAAAGAGTTCTCACTCGCTGTCGTTGATTATGTGACCAGTGTCAACGAAGCGATCGAGCAGGGTAAAGAAGCCCCTATCGTTACGGAGTACATCGCAAAATGTTTCCTTCGTATCTCTGAAGGACTATCCCACCGACCCAACTTTATCCGCTACACCTACCGTGAAGAGATGGTTATGGACGCAGTCGAGAATTGCCTTAAAGCGATTCGGAACTACGATATCAACACCAAGACTCGAACGGGCACCCCCAACGCATTCTCATACTTTACTCAGATCTGTTTCTACGCCTTTGTACGAAGGATCCAGAAGGAAAAGAAGCAGTTTGACGTTAAGATGAAGTTCATAGAGCAAGCCTCCTTTGACGAGTTTATGGTACTCGCAGAAGGGGACGACTATATTATTGAGCAGAACTTCGTTGAAGAGCTCCGTACTAGAATCGATCGGGTTAAAGAATCCGACCGAGTAGTAAAGGAGTTTGAGAAGAAAGAGAAGGCTCAGAAAAAGTCGTTAGAGTTGTTTATGGAGGATGGTGCGAATGAAGATAGCAATACTAAATGATACACACTGCGGAACCCGCAACAGCTCAGATATCTTTATTGAGTACCAACGAAAGTTCTACGAGGAAGTGTTCTTCCCGTATTGCCTAGACAATGATGTTAAAACCGTCTTACACCTTGGCGACTATTACGAGCATCGCAAGTTTGTAAACTTCAAAGCTCTAAACTCTAATCGCCAGCACTTCTTGAACCCTTTGAAGAAGTATGGTATGACGATGGATATCATTCCTGGCAACCACGACGTATTCTATAAGAACACCAACGAGCTCTGCTCATTAAAAGAGTTACTCGGTTACTTCACTTCTAATGTTAACATCATTATGGAGCCGAAGGTCTTAGACTATGACGGTTGTAAGGTTGGCGTTGTCCCTTGGATCAATGCTAGTAACTATTCCGACTCTATGGACTTCATTGCTAACTGCGAAGCCTCTATGTTGGGTGGGCACTTTGAGATTGAAGGGTTTGAGATGCATAAAGGTATGCCGAACCCACACGGTATGTCGGCTACTCATTTCAAGCGATTCGAGAGTGTATTCTCTGGGCACTTCCACACTAAGTCTACGCAGGGTAACATCTCGTACTTCGGTTCGCAGATGGAGTTTACTTGGGCTGACTGTGAAGACCAGAAATACTTCCACGTCCTGGATACAGAAACAAGGGAGATAACTGCTATTCCCAACCCTATAACCCTGTTCCAGAAAGTCTACTACGATGACGTCAAGAGTAACTACGAAAAGCCAGACGTTGACCAATACGCAGATAAGTTCGTAAAGGTAGTCGTTGTAAACAAGAAGGATCCATACACCTTCGATCGCTTTATAGATAAGTTACAATACGTTAATACTCACGAGCTGAAGATTGCTGAAACCTTTGAAGAGTTCTCGGGCGAGAACGTAGATGATAATAAGGTTTCTCTAGAAGATACCGCTGAGTTGTTAGATACTTATGTAGATGCGGTAGAAACCGACTTAGATCTATCTCGCATAAAAGGCATTGTAAGAGAGCTGTACGTCGAAGCTCAAAATCACGAGATCGTATAATATGATTAATTTCCACTCGGTATCTTACCGAAACTTCCTGTCTACAGGAAACAACGAAACCAAGATACAGTTGGACCGCTCTCCTTCAACCTTGATTGTTGGTCATAACGGTTCTGGCAAGTCGACTATCCTTGATGCCCTTTCGTTTGGTTTGTTCGGCAAGCCACACAGGGACATTAAGAAGTTACAACTTGTCAACTCAATTAATAATAAGGCGTGCGAAGTAACCGTAGAGTTCTCTATTGGTAAGCATCAGTTCCGTATCTTCCGTTCTATCAAGCCTAACAAGTTTGAGATTTATCAGAACGGTAATATGATAAACCAAGAAGCTTCTGTTCGCGATTACCAAGCATACCTTGAGAAGAATATCCTGAAGCTGAACCACAAGTCGTTCCACCAAGTCGTGGTACTCGGCTCTTCTTCGTTTATCCCTTTCATGCAGTTACCTACTAACCACCGTCGTGAGGTTATTGAGGATCTGCTGGATATTCAGGTATTCGGTAAGATGTCGCAGCTTCTGAACGAGCGCAAGCAAAAGGTTCGGGAGGACATCAAAGAAGTTACTTATTCTATAGATATGGTAAAAGAGAAGATAAACCTAACTAAGAAATACATCCGAGAAGTCGAGTCGTTAAACGCTGAACAAGCCAAAGAAAAGCAGCAATCTATCGCAGAGTTGCGAACCAAGATTGAAGATACCCAATCACTGAACAGCGAGCTGAGCCTTAACCTTTCGGATAACATGGTAAGTATTACAGAAGAACTTGCCAAACTTAACTCGAAGAAGTCGTCTCTAGAGAAGTACGAGGTTGGTATTAAGTCGGGTATTAAGCGACTAGTCGACGATGCTAAATTCTTTGAGTCTAACACTACCTGCCCGACGTGTGATCAGGAGATTGAAGATGAGTTTAAGGAAACAAAGCTTCGCGAAGCAAAAGCAAAGGCAAGCGAGCTCAAGGAAGGTATGGCGAAGTGCTCTCAGGAAATTAAAGGAGCCTCGGAAGGAGTCGCACGAGCCAGCGAATCACTAGCTGAGCTGACCGAGCGCCAAAGTAAGATCTCAGTCAACAACGTTACCATTACCAACCTACAGGGACAGATAGAATCGCTTGAAGCTGAAATCGCAAAGCTGTCAAATAACGGGTCTAATGTATCCGAGTCCAATAAAGAGTTGGGTAAGTTGTACCAAGAAAGGGATGATTCCACGGAGCGCAAACTAGAACTGATTGATAAACGCAACTACTACGATGTTATCTCAGAGATGCTGAAGGACACGGGCATCAAGACCAAAGTCATTAAGCAGTACTTGCCAGTGATGAATAAACTTATCAATCAGTATCTACAGGTTATGGATTTCTACGTCTCGTTTAACCTAGACGAATCGTTTCAAGAAACTATTAAGTCTAGATACCGTGACATGTTCAACTACGCTTCTTTCTCGGAGGGCGAGAAGCAAAGGATCGATTTGGCGTTACTGTTTACGTGGCGCCAAATCGCTCGAATGAAGAACTCGGCTGCCACCAACCTACTGATACTAGACGAAACCTTTGACAGTTCACTGGATAATGATGGCATCGAAAACCTACTCAAGATCCTTGATACGCTGGAAGAGGGTACAAATACCTTCATTATCAGCCACAAAGGGGACGTCCTGGATAGTAAGTTCCGGAATAAGATCGAGTTCACCAAAGAAAGAAACTTCAGTAAAATCAAGTAGTTACGTATCCTTATAGCATTTAGCTATTAAAACTGTCTCTTTCATAGGAAAATAATATGAAAAAAACGAAAAAAAGTTCGTTTTAGGGGTTTACTTCTGGGGCAGGATAGGTTAAAATGGACGGGTAATTTGATGATGATGAGGTGATATATGAGTTCTAAGTCTATGCTGGCTCGCCTACTGGCGAAAGAAAATATTGAGGTGGTTGAAGGTAACTTCAGGACTGCCTCTTTTGACGTAGTGAATCGTGTACTTAATATCCCTCTTTGGAAAGACATGGGTGCTTCTGTTCATGACCTTTTGATTGGTCACGAGGTTGGTCACGCATTGTTTACCCCAGCTGATGGTTGGCACGATGCCGCCACCGACGTTGAAGGTATCCCACGTGCTTTCCTTAACATCATCGAAGACATCCGCATCGAGCGAGCTGTTCAGGCTCGCTATCCTGGTTTGGTTCGCTCTTTCAAAGAAGGGTATAACGTCCTCTTTAAAGAAAACTTCTTTGGCACCAAAGATCGTGACCTAACTTCTTACGGTCTGCCTGACCGCATCAATATTAAAGCCAAGCTGAACGACTTGGTTGACATCAAGTTTAGCGACGAGGAAGCTCCTATTGTAGCGAAGTGTTTCTCGGTCGTTACGTGGGGTGACGTTGTTGAAGCAGCTCGTGAGTTGTGCGAGTTTTACAAAGCGTCTGTTGATCAGCCCGACCAGCCTGACCAAGAAGTTCCTAACTTCCCTCAAGCTAGTTATCTGGGCGAACAATCTATTGGGGGTGAAGAAGATGATGAAACAAGAGAAGACGGAGATCGAGAAGGAACTGAAAAAGGAGATTCGGCTGATCAACCTTCAGATATCGATCCTGATGCTGAAGATGAGTCTGACGAAGATGTTTCGGACGGTAAAGGAAGCAGTGACCAGCCTGCTAAAGAGGTAGAAGAAGAACCCGCCGAGGACAACCAGTCTGTATCGACTAAGTCCGCTGGCGGTGCTTCCGAGAACGACGTTACGGTTGAAACTGATGACGCTTTCCGCTCTAATGAGTCTAAGCTCGTCGAGACGAAAGATGACGGTAGCATTCCAGTTAATGCTACCGAAATAACAGCCTCTGACGTTGAGAAAGTTGTTATTGGGTACAAAGAGGTTTTCGCTTCTCGTGACGAATGTGCTAAAGAATATGGTCACTACAATCCTAGGTATCCTGGGGAGACCGTCTATGGTGACCCCGAAAGGCAAGCTGAATTAAAGAAGTTTGTCGCTGACACCGATAAGGTAGTTTCTACCATGGCGAAGGAGTTTGAAATCAAGAAAGCTGCCTTCCGTTATTCTCGTGCCAAAACCGCTCGTTCTGGTACGCTTGACATGGCGAAGGTTCACTCTTACAAGTACAACGATGACATCTTTGCTCGTAACCTAGTGATGGCTGACGCCAAGAACCACGGCATGATTATGTACGTTGACTATTCTGGTTCTATGGCGGATACAATTTCTTCAGTCCTCCGCCAGATTATCAACCTCGCCATGTTCTGCCGTAAAGTGAACATCCCGTTTGAGGTGTATGGCTTCACTTCTAACTATTCCAACGAGTATCGGGCAACTCCTATCACTCGAGAGAACATTAAGACTAATATCGACTTGAGCGACGTTAGCATCTTTGAGCTGATTAATAACCGTATGTCTCGCGCCGAATACGACCGTGCTGTTCGAGACCTCTACTTCCAGTCTATGGCTCTTACGACTCGCTGGGGTAACTGGTATGAAGTTGCTTCTCGCTTTGAGCAACTGGGTGGTACACCTCTGGATACGACTGTCCTTTGTGCCTTCAAATTGGCTGACAAGTTCAAGAGCCGTTACAACGTTGACAAGCTGAACACCGTGTTCTTGACCGATGGCTCTAGTAATGAGGTCAACGTGCGTGATCGTTACATCGGATATCGCGACACTTACTACTATCTCACTGTTAACGGTCGTCGTCTGAAAATCGACAAGAAGTACCACGATAACTTCGGTGTTACCGAACAGCTGATTAATGCGTACCGCAAGTACACCTCTGGTTCTGTGATTAACTACTTCTTGGTGAGCCGTAACCACGAAGCTCGCTGGATGATTCAGCGAAATGTTGACAGCTTTGAGAAGATCGAAGAAGAAGTCAGGTTCTTCCGCAAAAACAAGTTCTCCGTTATGGACGAAGCTATGGGTTACGACCGTATGTTTGTGATCAAGGGTGGTAAGGAACTCGACCCGACCGATGAGGAGTTTGACGTTCTGGCTGGCGCCAAGAAGGGTGAGCTCACTCGCCAGTTTAAGAAGTTCACTGGCTCTAAGAAGGGTAACCGAGTCCTGGTTACCAAATTCACCGAAATGGTGGCGTGAGGAGGTACGTCATAAGTATTAGTTATATGCTTATAACAAAATAATTTGAAAAAAACGAAAAAAAGTTCGTTTTGGGGGTTTACTTCCCTGCCCAGTTAGGGTACAATAGCTCCTGAATTGATTGATTGACTTTGAGGATTATATTATGAATAACTTTGCTCCCTTTTTGAAAGCTCTCGCTGCTCGCTACCCCGACAAGAGTTCTTTCCGCAACGCTGAGTTGAATGAAGTGGCCAACGAGTTGGGCTACAGCCTGTCTTCGATTTACGATAAGATGCTTGACAAAGAGGCTGATCGTATTTCCCGTGGCGTCTGGAACCTTGAAGCCAAGGTCATGCCATTCCGTACTAAAGCTGTGGCTGAGGCAGTTGCTCCTGCTCCTGCTCCTGCTATGGTATCGGCTATCCATTCTTTGTCAAATGACGAGGTCTACATTCCCGATTCTGATTCTACTTATGTGACGTGGGGTAACTTCAAAGACCTCCGCACTATCCTTGAGTCTCGCATGTTCTACCCCACGTTCATTACTGGTCTTTCTGGTAATGGTAAAACCATGATGGTTGAGCAAGCCTGTGCTAAACTGAAGCGTGAGTATGTCCGTGTTCAGATTACGCCAGAAACCGATGAAGATGATTTGATCGGTGGCTTCCGTTTGATTAACGGCGAGACCGTTTTCTCGAAAGGTCCAGTTATCAAAGCGATGGAGGCAGGTGCGATCCTGCTGATCGATGAGATCGACCGTTCTTCTAACCGTTTGATGGCTTTACAGGGTGTGCTAGAAGGTAAGCCTGTGATGATCAAAAAGACTGGCGAGGTTGTTAAACCTGCTCCTGGCTTTAATGTTATCGCTACTGCTAACACTAAAGGGCAGGGATCTGATGATGGTAAGTTCGTATCGGCTACCATCATTGACGAAGCGTTCCTGGAGCGTTTCTCAATCACTATTGAGCAGCCTTACCCAACCTCTTCGATTGAGAAGAAAATCGTCCTGAACCATATGGATAAATATGGTCGCATGGACGAAGACTTCGCAGTTAACCTTACTATTTGGTCTGAGATTATCCGCAAGACCTATGTGGACGGTGGCGTTGACGAGATCATTTCAACTCGTCGCCTCTGCCATATCGTCCAAACCTTTGCTATCTTTAACGATAAGATGAAGGCAATCGACCTTTGTATTAATCGCTTCGACGATGATACCAAAGAAGCGTTCCGTGACCTGTACACTAAGGTCGACGCTGAAGTAGGAGCTCCCGTGGCTGACGTTTCTGAGCCAACTGGAGCTTCTATAGATGATATTGTAAATGACATTTTCTAAGGAGAATATAATGATTGATTATAAGTTCCGAGAAGGTGAGTTGATTGAGGAGTTTAAGAACTACGTCGACTCAACCTATTCTGCCCACTACGGTAAAGGAGGACTCCAGTCCTCCGAAGTGATTGTAGATCGTGGTCATGGTATGGGTTTCTTCTCTGGGAATGTGGATAAGTATAATGGCAGATACGGTAAGAAGGGTACTCCCGCTGATCACCGTAAAGACATTATGAAGATTATCCATTATGGGTTCTTGATGTTGTTTGAGCACGATCGGATCAACAAGAAGGAAGAGCCCGAGTTTGAGCTGACCATTCAAGAAGATGTAGGTTCGTCTACTCGGATGTCTATCGATGACGCTACCCCTGAAGAGTGGGATGCTGTCAGCCGTAGATACTCTAACTACTCATACGTCCTAGCCGACTCTGATAACGACTACAGCGAAAAAAAGTAAAAAAAGTTCTTTACTTTCGAGCCAAAACGTAGTACAATATGACTTGTAAACTTAATGGAGATATTATGAAACTATCCACTAACACCCTGGAAGTGCTGCGAAACTTCGCCAGCATTAACCCTAACTTGGTCATCAATACTGGTAGCACCCTGAAGACTATTGCTGAAAGCAAGACGATCTTGGCTTCTGCTAATGTAGAAGAAACGTTCCCAGTGTCGGTGGGTATCTATGACTTGAACCAGTTCCTAACCATTTATGGTGCGTTGACTGAACCTGATTTGACGTTTGAGGAAGATGGCAATTCTGTCCTCTTGTCTGGCGCTGATAGCCAGTCCTATCGTTACTATTTCTCGGACGCCTCTATCTTGACCAGTCCTACAAAAGACCTAACTATGCCAGATTGCGAAGTTAAGTTTTCGTTGACTGACGCCCAGATGCAGGCTATCCGCCGAGCTGCTAATGCTATCTCTTCTACAGATGTGGTTGTGATCGGCGAAGAAGGTGGTGGCGACGTTCGTATTGAAGTGACTGATGTTAAGGTATCTACTGCGAACACGTTCCGTATGGATTTGGGTTCGGTAGAATCTCGCCCCGATGGTGCGTTTAAGTTGGTGTTCAACATCAACAACTTCAAGTTCCTTCCTGGTAGTATGACTGTTTCGGTCTCGTCAAAGTTGATCTCGGAGTTCTCAAACTCTGATGCTTCTGCGACCTACTGGGTTGCCCTTGAGAAAAACTCTAGCTTTGGAGACTAATGTAATGAGTAAATATATTCTCGACCTGAGAGCAGAAACAGCGGACACCGACTACGGTGCAGAAGGCTGGGAAGAGTTATCCTTCCGAACTTCAGTAACCAACCCTGAAGAGCTAGAAGAAGCCTTTCAAAAGATGACCGATGCTATCGGATTTGGGTCAATTAAAGTAACCCTCGAAACTAAGTAAATCATAGGAGATTAATATGAGCGAAGTAGAAAATCAAGAAGTTGTCGAAGAAGCAGTAAATGCTGCTGCGGAACCTGTACAACTTGGTGTAGCCGATTTGGCTGCTGCTGTACAGATTATCGATATCTGTTCTAAGCGTGGTGCGTTTGAAGGCACCGAGTTGGAATCTGTTGGGGCACTTCGTGGTCGCTTGGTTTCTTTCTTGAAAGCCAACACTACTCCAGTGGACGAAGCTGAAGCTGATACTGAAGAAGCTGAAGCTGCCGAGTAAACCAACCGAGACCCTTCGGGGTCTCAACTTTATTATTGATTTGTTAGGAGATTGAAATGAGCAATATTATAGTTCCTTCCTCACCAGCTGACCGTCAAAAGATCAAAGATGCTGTAGAAGAACTCTCTAACTCCTTAGTCCGTATGGACTCTGAGCGTGACTTCCAAAAAGACGTCTGCGATAGGATTAAAGATGAAGTTGGGCTTAACCCTAAATTCCTAAAGAAGCTGGCTAACGTTTATCACAAGCAAACGTTTGTATCTGTTCAAGAAGAGAACGAAGGCTTCGAAGAACTTTACGAGGCGATTGTCAAATGACAGATATATTCGACTTCGGGTTCACGGCTGTAGACGAAACAGAACTGGAAGCAGTACAACAAGCGCAGAAGGCAGTAACCGATACTTCCTCTGAAGTTGAAAACCTCCAGGACAAAGTCGACCAGCTGTACAACGCAATCCTTCCGTTGTTATCGAACCTGAAAGCAAACCCCGAGAAGGACTACATCTATTGGCCAAACCGAGTTGAGAAGGTTGACCAATTTGAGAATTATCTCAACAACATTTTGAAAGGATAAATGATGCATATGCTATCACTGGCGCCTGATGTAACCCTTCACACTCGTGTCCGAAATGATGAAATCGACGGAGATAACCCGTTCGATTGGAAAATCGTTAAAACCTCTGAGTTGTTTGAAGATAAGAAGGTTTTGGTTATTGGTCTCCCTGGAGCGTTTACGCCAACCTGCTCTAATAGTCAACTTCCTGGGTTTGAATCAATCTATCCTGACCTGTTGAGTCACGGAATTGATGAAGTTTATTGTACTTCTGTTAACGATGCGTTCGTTATGTACCAATGGAAAAAGCAACTTGGAGTCGAAAACATCGAGATGCTTCCTGACGGTAACGGCGATTTTGCTAAAGGCATGAATATGTTGGTCGACAAAACCAACCTTGGCTTTGGTAAGCGTTCTTGGCGTTATGTCGCTTTGATCGAAAACTGTCGTATTAAGTATATTTGGGAAGAAGATGATTTTATGGACAACTGTCCAACTGACCCATATGACACAACTACTCCAGAGCGAGTTCTTAATGATTTAAAACAAATGGAAGTATGATATGAAGGCAAATGATGTTGTAACCGTTGTCACCATCTCTGGTGAGTATGTTGGCAAGTTGAAAGATCAGGGGGAAGGCACTCTCACTCTGTCTGACCCACGCATGTTGATTCAAAACGAATCTGGTATGGGCTTTGCTGCGGGGATCGCAGTAACTGGTGAGCAAAACCCGACTGAAGTCACTTTTGCACAATACGTTTTTGTTGTTCCGACTAACATTGAAGTTGAGAAAGCGTATCGGTCGGCGACCTCGGGGATTATTATCTAATCCCCCTTTACTTTGCTATGTAAAAGAGGTATAATATGAATAACTTGTTAGGGCAGGAAACGCCCGACCTAGTTTACTGTGATAAATGTGAGACATGGAAACCTCGTTCTGAGTTCTACCCGAAGTCTAAACGAGATTCCAAGTTTCCTGGGGATGTGCGCCAATCTTCTGGATGTAAACCTTGCTACCTTGATAACAACGGTAAGGTTCACCTCGAGAAGTATAACTACCAACCCAGCAACACCCTTGATATGTTTTTAAATGATGGAGAAAGTGAATGTCAAACCAATCAAATGAATTCCTCTTTGTTGAAAAGTATCGACCACAAACTGTCGAAGATACTATCCTACCTAAAGGACTGAAGTCTACCTTTTCTGAAATCGTTAAAGGCGGAGAGCTACCTAACATGCTCTTCGCTGGAACGGCTGGTGTCGGTAAGACTACCGTCGCCAAAGCGCTGTGTAACGAGTTAGACCTCGATCACATTATCGTGAACGCATCGGAAGATGGTAACATCGATACCCTACGAAACAAGATCCGCCAGTTTGCGTCAACCGTATCCTTACAAGGCGGTTACAAGGTTGTGATCCTAGATGAGGCAGATTACCTTAATGCGCAGTCGACTCAACCAGCCCTTCGTGGGTTCATTGAAGAGTTCTCTAACAACTGTCGTTTTATCTTAACCTGTAACTTCAAGAACAAGATCATTGAGCCACTACATTCTCGATGCTCAGTGTATGAGTTCGGTATCCCTAAAGACGAGAAGCCAGCTATCGCAGCGGAAATCTTTAAGCGTGTTACAAATATCCTCGGACAAGAAGGTATCGAGTATGATAGAGCAGCGGTTGCCGAGTTGGTTCAGAAGCACTTCCCCGACTTCCGACGTATGCTTAATGAATGTCAGCGGTATTCTCTTTCTGGTAAGATCGACGCAGGTATCTTAGTAAACGTATCCGACGAGAACTTCAAAACTCTCATGGGTTACATGAAAGATAGGAACTATAAGTCGGTTCGTGCTTGGGTTACTAACAACTCAGACTTAGAAGCAACAGTCCTGTTTCGTAAGATCTTTGATCAGGCGACTAACTTCTTGCTCCCGCAGTCCGTACCTAACGTTGTACTGATTATTGGTCGGTATGCGTATCAAGATGCCTTTGTAGCTGATCACGAGCTAAATACTGTTGCGTGTTTGACTGAGATTATGACTGTTGCGGAGTGGAAATGATGAATACTGTAATCTATGATTTTGAGACCTTGAGTCAAGACCCTATTCGTGGGGCTGCTATTAACTTGGCGCTCGTTTCTTATGACGAGTCTCGGTTATCTTCGGACAACCCCTACGGCTACGAAGAACTCCTTCGTGAAACAAGGTACATTAAGTTCGATGTTGCCGAGCAGGTAGAGATTTACAACCGAAAGATCGACCCAGAAACCCTTAGTTGGTGGAAGTCTCAACCAGCAGAAGCTCGTGTTGTATTAAAACCTTCTGATGAGGATAAGTCTATTACTGAACTCGAGCAGTTCTTGTTTGATAATATCAACTTCTCGGCTCTTAAGAAAGCATATACTCGTGGTAATACCTTTGACCCGATTCTGCTTCGTGAGTTACTAGAGGCTGCTGGTAAGAAAGATCCTTTCCCGTTCTGGATCGTTCGGGATACTCGTTCTACAATTGATGGTATGGCGTTCGGGCATAAGCTAAAGAACTCCTTTATTCCTGAAGGTCTAGAAGAGAAGTTTATAGCGCACGACTGCCGTCATGATATTGTAATGGATGTTATGCGTATGCAATCTTTGGCACAGGCTTTGCGAGGATAGTAATGAACCCTTTTGATTATGTAACTGCTGTGACTTCATCTAAGAAAGACCTTATCTCTGACGATCCTAACGCAGATCGTAACTATGAGAAAGTCGCTTTCATCGTCAACCGTGCGTTAAGCCAGCATATAGAAACCGTTTTGTATGCTAACGAAATGAACATAGACCACCACTTAGATGGTACTCTTCAATTTCAATTTCTTATAAATAGTATCAGAAAGAAAAAGCTATTCGGCAAATGGCCAAAGGCTGTGAAGTCCGAAGAACTGGAAATAATAAAAGAGTGTTATGGGTATTCCTACGAGAAAGCTCGTGATGTGCTTGGATTATTAACTAATGATCAATTACTTGAGTTGAAGAAGAAGGTATACAAAGGTGGAACTAGAAAACCATAAAATTGAGTGGACTCCAGCTATTATGTTGGAGGTGTTGCTCAACGAGCCTGACGATTTCCTAAAGATTCGTGAAACACTTACACGTATGGGAGTGGCTTCTAAGAAAGAGCAAAAACTATATCAGTCTTGCCATATTCTACACAAGCAAGGTAGGTACTTCATTGTTCACTTTAAAGAGCTATTCCTTCTGGATGGTAAACCGTCTAACCTACTGGAAAACGATATCCAACGTAGAAACACAATTGCGACGCTTTTGTCGGATTGGGGTTTGTTGACTGTACTGGATAAACAGCAGGTTAAAGACGTGGCACCATTGCGGCAAGTGAAAGTGATTCCGCATAGGGATAAGTCTAATTGGGAATTATGTCCTAAGTATAATATCGGCAACGTCAAATAGTTGCTTATATTAAACGAAATGAGGTTTTAGTATATTATGAGATACGTTTTGTTAGCACTATCGGCTTTGTTTATAACGATGGCAATATATTACAGGTTGGTTGACGGAGCTGCACCCTTTCTGGTTGTGCTCGGTTCAATCCCAGCAATGATGTATATGATTACCATCGGAACCCATATGATTATCGATAAAAGAATTTGAGTCCCACTACCTTGGGACTGTAGCCTGAGCATGCTCCCAAACTGCTCACTTTTGGTCGCCGATGTTCGGGATCATTAACATTCTTGCTTAATATAAAGGAGAAACTTTATGACCAACGTAAACACACTCTTCCCTCGATCAGCCTTTGTAGGATTCGATCACCTATTCGATGAACTGGATCGTGTCGCGAGACAGTCAAAGGATAACTATCCCCCGCACAATATCATCAAGGTAGACGATAACCGATACCTTGTAGAACTAGCTGTTGCTGGATTTAAAGAAAGCGAATTGACTATTGAAGTCAAAGACCGCACTCTCTTTGTCAGCGGTGAGCAGTCGGGAACTGGTAGAGACTATATCCATAAGGGGATCTCTGCGAAGAAGTTTAATCGGACATTCCGATTATCCGAATACGTGGAAGTAAAAGGAGCAGATCTAGCGGACGGTATACTTGCCATTAACTTGGAAGTCGTAGTCCCTGAAGAAAAGCGTCCTCGTCAAATTGAAATCAATTCAAACATTCGAGGAATAACAAATGAGAAAGATCCACAGCTTCTTAACGAAGCTTCTTAATGGAGTAATAGAAGGTCGCCGGAGACAAGCAGCACGCCATGTTGCTCAATATCTAGTAATGACCAACGCAGACTTCCGCCGTACTTCGGTCGGCGAGCTGGAGCAAAGAATCTTAGCGGATAATCATTCCGCACGAGAAATCTACACTTCAGTTAAGGGGGTATGATGAAGAAGGTTAGACTAGATACATACGGTGAAGTTTCTATAGTCTTTCTTACTTTGGTTGGGGTGTTTTTTACACTCCAACCATTGCTTTAAGAAGGACAACAAGGAATTGCTAGTATGGATTATACTAGCAGCAATCGTTGCTACTGGCTCGGCTGGTAGGAACAAACTACTTAGTAACACACAACCACAACACAGGAGACATAACTATGTCCAACAAGAACCCTTTCGAACTTCGGTTCGACGTACTCAAAATGGCTAAAGAAATGATGGATCAGCAGTATTCTATTGCTGAACAGCAGTTCTGGTCACAGATGGAAAACTTCAAAGAGCAAGGTAAGGACATTACCGAAGTCTACGAGAAGTACACTCCTAAGATGTACAAACCCCATGAAGTCATGGAAAAGGCTGAACAGTTGTATAAGTTTGTAGTCAAAAAAGACTAAAAACTACCCCAAACCCCTCTTCGGAGGGGTTTACTTTTACCTCTAGATATAGTATAATATGCGTTGTAATGATATGAGGTTTTGAATGAAATTCTACACTAATGTATCTCGTTTTGGTAACGATCTGCTGGTTCGTGGCTACAAAGACAACCACCGATTCGCAGAACGAGTAAAGTTCTCCCCCACCCTATTTGTACCTTCCGAGAAGGGTACTTGGAAGTCGTTAGACGGTATCTCCTTAATGGATATCGACTTCGACACAATGAAAGAAGCTCGCGAGTTTATCCAACAATACGGAGAAGCCTCGAACTTCAAGGTGTATGGCAACACCAACTACCTTGCCCAGTATGTTCAGAAAGAATATCCTGGAAAGATCGACTTCAATCGCGAGAGTATTAACGTAACTACTATCGATATTGAGGTTGCTTCGGATGAAGGTTTCCCCGAGCCAAGGCAAGCAAACTATCCCGTAATCTCTATTGCGTTAAAGAACAACATAGATAATACTTACTATGTATGGGGTCTCGACGACTACGACGTATCTAAGTCACTTATGAAAGAGAATCAGGTCGTTTACTATAAGTGCGAGTCTGAAGCTCGTTTGCTAATGGATTTCGTAACCCACTGGTCTAGCCCACGCAATATGCCCGATGTTGTAACTGGCTGGAACTCTACTCTATTTGATATTCCGTACTTGGTAAACCGTATGTCTCGTGTTATTGGCGAAGATATGGTCAAGAAGCTATCACCTTGGGGTAAGATCAACGAGCGTGAAGTCAAGATAATGAACCGCACCGAGCAGAAGTTCGAGTTGATGGGTATCGAGTTGCTTGACTACCTTGACCTGTACAAGAAGTTTACCTACACAGCTGAGGAATCGTACAAACTCGATCACATCGCCCACGTAGTTCTCGGCGAGAAGAAGTTATCATACGAAGAACACGGTAACCTTTATACCCTGTACAAAGAAGATCACCAGAAGTTTATCGACTACAACATCAAAGACGTTGAGTTGGTTGACCGTATGGAAGATAAGATGGGCTTGATTACCCTTTGTATGACACTAGCGTATAAGGCTGGCGTAAACTATACAGAGGCGTTTGGTACTACTGGTATCTGGGATACCTACATCTATCGGGTTCTACACGACGATAAGGTTGCTCCACCGCCAAAAGAAGATAAGTTTAAATCAGACTTTCCTGGTGGGTATGTTAAGGCACCTCGAGTTGGTCGCCACTCTTGGGTGGTTTCCTTTGACTTGAACTCACTGTATCCGCACCTTATTATGCAGTACAACATGAGTCCGGAAACCATTGTAAACGATATTACTCCTGGAGTGAACGTTGATTCGGTACTTTCCCTTAGAAAGCCAGAATCGATTAGACCTGATTGTACAATGGCTGCTAACGGTACGCACTATCGTAAGGATATCCGTGGTATTATTCCTAAACTGGTTGAGGAAATGTATGCTGGTCGTAAGATTGTTAAGAAGCAAATGCTTACTGCCGAACAAGAACTACAGCATGTTGATAAGGGCAACCATACTGAAGTGTATCGTCTAGAGAAAACCATCACCACGCTCGATAACGAGCAGATGGCTTACAAGATTATGATGAACTCACTTTATGGTGCGATTGGTAACCGTTGGTTCCGATACTTTGACCTGCGTATTGCTGAAGGTATTACATTATCTGGTCAGCTATCGATCCGATGGGCAGAGCATAGCGTAAACACTTTCCTTAATAAGATACTTGGTCAAGAAAAAGGTGATCATGTTATAGCTATCGATACAGATTCCCTATACCTCGATTTTGAACCTTTGGTTAATAAACTTGGTTGGGATAAGAAACCAAAAGATGAAGTTGTTGCTTTGATTGATAAGGTATGTCGTGAGCAGTTTGAACCTATGCTAGAACGTTCTTACAATCAACTTGCCGAGTACATGGATGCGTACGAGAATAAGATGGTTATGGCTCGAGAAGCTATTGCCGATGCTGGTATCTGGACTGCGAAGAAGCGATACATACTAAACGTACACAACAATGAAGGCGTACAGTATGCCAAGCCGAAACTAAAGATTATGGGTATTGAAGCTGTTAAGTCTTCGACTCCTATGTCTTGCCGTGAAGCGTTAAAGGCTCTGTTTAAGGTGATTGTCACTGGAACCGAGAAAGATACGCAGAAAGCAATTGCGCAGTTTAAAGATCACTTCACTAAGCTGCCTCCAGAACAGATCGCCTTTCCCCGTGGAGTTTCAAAGGTTACCGACTGGATGGATCGGTCGACGGTGTACAAGAAAGGTTGCCCCATTCACGTGCGTGGTTCTATTCTATATAATAAGGCGCTACAGGAAAATAACCTTAAACGATACGCTACAATACAAGACGGCGAGAAGATCAAGTTCTGTTATCTTAAGACCCCTAACCCGATAAAGGAGAATGTAATTGCGTTTCCGGATTACCTACCCGAAGAATTGAAAATCCATAAATATATTGACTACGACCTTCAGTTTGAGAAGGCGTTCCTTGAAGTCGTCCGCCCGATACTGGCTGCCATCGGTTGGAACGAAGAAGATACTGTCAGCCTAGAGGACTTTTTTGTATGATGCCTTACTATAGAACCAACTTCCTTAAAGTTAAAGTCTTTATGGATGCCTTTGGGCAAGAGGTTCGTTCAGAACCTGAGCTGCCTTCAAAAGAAGTACAAGACCTTCGAGTCGATTTGATCAAGGAAGAACTTGAGGAACTGATCGAAGCTCTTGATAACAACGATATCGTTGAAGTCGCTGATGCGCTAACCGACATTCTGTACGTCACGTATGGCGCTGGTCACGCATTCGGTATTAACCTTGATGACTGCTTCGTTGAAGTACAGCGGTCAAATATGTCTAAGTTGGGAGCGGACGGTAAGCCGATCTATCGTGAGGATGGTAAGATCCTAAAGGGTCCAGGGTTTTCCGAACCAGACCTCGCCCGAACCCTTAAATTGGGAGATCAGGATAAATAATGCTTTACTTTCCTTTTAAAGTAGGGTATAATATGGCTATTATGATGGAGGTTGTATGGAAATAGTTGAGTTTGGTGGGTATAAGTGGCAAAAGGGCGTTGGCTCTGAAGGTCAAGANGTGTATGTCGCTTTGTTCACTGTGAGCCAAGAGGACATTATCGGTAAGTATGCCGATGAGAGTTCGTACGACATTCTTGTTGATTCTGACGCTGACTTCTACCTACCATCTTCGGACGTTACTGGTAATGGTGAACTAACCGAAGATCGTTGTGCGTTTAAATTCCGTAAGAATGTATTCACTCAGGCTGAACAAAATGGTGCTTTTGAAGGGCTGTTCTCTGCTGCTGGTGAATCAAATAACCGAGGCATGGCGGCAGGTCCACGTGCCGAGAAGTCTGGTGGGCGAGATTGGGTTACCCCTTTCCATCGTGACATTCTAGACTACTATATCGGCGGTTCTCGTCAAGGTGTTTATGGGGACGACCCCATCGAAGAGATTATTGAGAAGCACAAGGTTGCTCAATATGAAACACGAGGAGAAGTGTGGCTTCGTTCTAAGATCGAAGCTGAGTTCGATACATATGATGGCTTCTTTGATGTTGCTATGGAACGGCTGAAGTTTATGTCGGTCTCGCAGTCAAAAGAGTATGCTCAGAAGCTACAAGATACGATGATCTCTGACACCTCTTATGCCACCCCTCTCTGGTCAGGTATTACAGGTTTCTATGGTCGTTATCCACGTATTCCGTATGGTCGAGCAACTTCTCACGTTGAGAATAACCGTGAGACCTTCGAGAAGTGTTATCCGTTTGCTCGTAAGCTAGACCAGACTATGGCGGACTTACTGCCAGATCGGTATGCTGCTCAGAAGAAGTGTGCTGACTCGATTGATAAGAAGTTCCTTATCGGCGAGGATACTACCTTTACGACTGTCACTGTAAACACTACAATGAAAGATCGTAATGCCCGTATGGCTTGCCATCGTGATGCTGGCTCGTTGAATGAAGGTTTCTCTAACCTAACGGTAATCTCTCCGGAAGGTAAGGACTGGAAAGGCGGTTACTTGGTAACTCCAGAAGTTCGTGCTGCGATTAACGTTCGTCCAGGAGACCTACTGTTGATTGACAATATGCGTATTATCCATGGTAACATGCCTATCGAAAACCCAGAGTCTGGCGAAGATGACCTACTCCGTATGTCTCTTGTGTTCTACTTCCGTGAGGATATGCTAGAGCTTGGCGATTGGGATTACGAACAGCTTCGACGTAAGTTCGTTGACGACCGTCGATTGAATAAAGAGCATTCCGAATGGCGAGATCGTTGGAACGGTGTAAGTCCAGGTATGTGGCATAGCCAAGAGTGGTATGACTACCTACTGGAAAACGGTGGGCGTGAAATGGCTGAGCGTAATGACCCAGCTGCTGTTGAAGAGAAAGCAAGTTTGGAGGACTTCTTTGGATGAGAATCTTAATCCCTACATTAATGCGTGAAGATAACCAACGCTGTTGGGACAATATGCCAGAGGCGGTTCGTTCGCGAACCACCCTGTGTACCCGAAGCGATCGTGTAGATATCTTAAAAGAAAACTATCCTGATGCTGACGTTCTAGATATCGGTATGACTGACGGTATTGCTGATGTCCGCCAGCGTTTGGTAAATCTTGGTGACAACGGTAAGATTCTTATCATTGATGACAACTGTACCTTTATGTATCGTGACGATGAGATGAAGCTCAAGAAACTAGAGTCGGAAGAACAGTGGTTCGACATGCTAGATACTATTGAGAAAAACCTTGACGAGTATGCTTGGGTTGGCGTTTCTGACCGAGCTGGCAATAACCGTATCGAGGAAGATCTAGTTGAGATTACACGTTCGTACTCTTGCTATGGTATCAACACCAAGATGTTCAACGATAATGGTGTTACCTTCGACGGTATGTATAGAAAAGACAACCAAATCAAACTGTTTGAAGACTTCTATGCTATCCTATCTTTGTTGAAGGCTGGTATGAAGAATGCTGTGATATATAATTATGCTTTTAACCACCCACACGGTAAGCCTGGAGGCAACTCTACCTTCCGTAACGGTGAACTACAAGAGATGTGCTACAAGGCACTTCAACGTGAGTTCCCTGGAGTGGTTAAGTTGACTGTAAAAGAAAACGCATCCTGGACAACCGACGAAGATTCTACCTCTCGTGTAGAAGCAGTAATCAGTTGGAAGAAGGCGTTTATTGATAGATCTGGAGCAACACTTGATGAGTTCTTTGGTTAATTTAGTTATCCCTGCGGCTGGGTCGGCAACCCGACTCCGTCCGCTATCTTCTAACACATCTAAGATTATGGTGCGTGTAAACGGTAAGCCATGCTTGGATTATATCGTTGAGCAGGCGAAAAAGACTGCGAACATCAACGAGATCATTATCGTAGATGGTGCGTTTGACGACATTCGTCAGTACTGTAAACTCAAGCACCCTGACATTAGGTTCGTTAAGCAAGGTTCGTTAAATGGACCTCGTGATGCTATCATGAAGGGTATCAACGAACTCTCTAAACCTGAGTTGCCTCTGGTTGTGTGGCTCGGCGACGCTATTATCTTAGAAGAAGATATGCCTTGGGGTACAGATTTCCTACTGAACAAAGAAGATGATAATCACTCTGCTTGGTGTATGTGGGACGGTAACGAGTTTCACGACAAGCCGAGCTACATGGTTCCAAACTCAGTTGCTCTGGTTGGTCTTTACTCTTTCGAGTATGGTACTCAAGCCAAGAATGCCTTTAACAACGCTAAAGGTTATGAGATTTCGGAAGCTCTTATAAACTACATTAACGACTACACCCGTTCGTTCAAGTCAGTAACGACTAACAAGTGGTATGATATTGGCAATCTGCCATCTTTCTACAAAACTTGCGCCGAGCTGTTGAACCTAAAGAGTCGTGACTTCAATACGATGGAGTATGATCCGGAGCTTGGAACTATTCGTAAGTCTCCTGATTATCACAAGCCAGAATCTGTTCGAACCTTACAGCTCGAGAAGGAATGGTATCGTAACTTATCTCAGCATCAATCTATGTTTGTTCCTAGAGTATTTGATACTGAGTTTGACCTGATTATGTCATACGAGTCTGGTACGTTATTGTCCGACCTTATGTTATATGATAATCTTCCGCCATCTGTTTGGGAGTACATCATAGATAAGGTATTCCGTGTTAAGATGAAGTTCTTCAACAATCGCTGCGAGGATGTTAGGTTCGTTTCGAACTTTTCCGAGTTATCTCGCGAAATGTGGGTCGGTAAAACTACCGAAAGGGTTGATAATACTAGCTTTACTTCTTCGACAAAATCAAGTATAATTGCTCTATCCGAAGCGTGTTATGTTAGGTCTAAACCTATCTCTGGTATGCACGGTGATTTGCACTTCGGTAACATCATGTACGATCAGCAAACTGATCAGATCAGNCTACTAGACCCACGTGGTTCTTATTCTGAGCATTCTGGAGTACTTGGTGATGACCTGTACGATTGGGCTAAACTGGCNCACGACTTGTACCATGGTTACAACGGTATGGTTTCTAACGTTACTCATAACGAGGATGTTAAAGAAATCTTCGTTCGTAAACTCCGAGAGTACAACCTGCCAGTTGACCTAATCCTCGGCGGTGGGCTGCTTCTTATTGCTAGTTGCGTTCCGCTACATTATGATGATGAGAAGCGCCAACAACGCTTCATTGACTACGTGGAGAATAACATTGAAAAGTATAGTCTTTGATCTGGATGACACTATCTGTTACCCTAACCATGATGTTAAGGAAACACACGGTAAGTATAGGCTCGCAAAACCAAACGTTTCTCTTATTGAGAAGATGCAAACCCTGAAGGATCAGGGATACTATATAATTATCAGCTCAGCGAGAAGAATGTTAACTCACAACGGTGATGTTGGCAAGATTGTTGCTGATGTTGGCGTGGTAACCCAGGACTGGTTAGCAGAATACGAGGTTCCATATGACGAACTCGTATTCGGTAAGCCATATGCCTCAAGTTACTACGTTGATGACAAAGCGATGAACATCAATGAGTTTATGAAAAAGGACTTTACTTCTTAGATGAAGTATAGTATAATAACCTCGTGATGTATTCATTGACTTTGTTTAAAAGCGTCTTCGATAATAAGACGCATAAGCGTATGGACTTTGACAGTTGGGATAAGTTTGAAGGCTTGTTGTACAAACTGTCGGAGCTTCCGT